GTATGAACGAAGGGCTAATCCCGAGCCTCGTAAATCCAACTTCCTGGAGCGCGTCAAGGATGATGTATCGGCTTTGGCTGTCCGTGCAATAGATGTCCGCTGCTAAACCTAAAAGGTGAGACGACTTCCGAGAGGCCGGATAGCCTTCTTTTATTAACTGTCGATTGTAAGCAACTGTACGAAAACCCCCACCTCGGGAAATAACGAACGGAATCCCGGCGCAGTCCCGAGCTTCATCCAACATAGCGAGAAAGTCGGAATCCATCATTTCTCCGCTGTTTACTTGGTCAGGAGAATCAAATTCGGAAAGGGTGAAATACCTCATTTCTCCGCGAGCATCAATTCAATCTTGTGGACGGCCTTAACGACCTCCTTCATCATATCCTTCAATTCGTCCTTGTCGGACTCCACGCGAATGATACGCCCCTTTAACTTCTCAATCTCGCGGTTTAGGTTTACCCATACCGCTACTATTGTTATTGCGCTTGGAAGAATCATTAGTACTATTTCGGTCGATGTCATCGAGAAACTTCTTTAATAGGGTTATGTTTTCCTTTCGGCTTTTTCTCATCCGAAATACGCTTTTAAATCTACGAGCCGTGGGTATCGGCTCTGCCCGCTTATGCTCATACCGCTTTGATAGTAGTCCGCTGGTTGTGGAATCATGTCCGCGCCCGTGTTAGAGCTGTACTCGGGGAACAAAGAGGAGTTATTGCAGAGGTATTCGTAAAGGCGGTACGAGTAAAATTGTGCGTTCTGACGCGCTCTTTCTACTTCGCGGTGCAAGTCGTCCGGGGAGATGGCTTGCGTGTCTTCTGAGACCCTTAAAACGAGCGAGCCGTTATCCATCTTTACGTACAACGAAGGGATAAGCTCTACCATCGTCCACCAGAGGGTGGCTTTACGTACATACGAATCCATCAACGTAGCGTAATCGCCCGACAAAGAAGAACCGGAAATATCACTCTTCAACTTCTCGAGGAGATCCGTACCCAAGTACAGTTGAATATACTTGTCCTGCGCGAGGATGATAGAAGGCACGAGATACGCATCCTCGAGGCTTCCGTTTATGTTGGTGATCCGCTTGATATAGTCCGGATTCACGAAGAGTACTTCTGCTGTAAGTGCCATTTATCGAGGGTTTAAAAAGCCGTTATTGGGCATATCGGTGGGACGTTGTGCTACGCGCTTATCATTCTCCTGGAGGCGTTTGGCATCTACCCCCGCCTCACGAATGAGCTTCTTCGCTTGGTTTACGGAGATCTTCTTGTTGTTCTTGCGGAGGTACGTTTGTCGCTTCCAGAAGTGGCGGCATGCTCCCCCGCCTTTGAACAACCAGACAGAATAAGTATCCGCCCCATTTGGCCCCCATCCGGGGTTGACGGCTCTATCTCCAGCAGCGATAATATCTTCTTTACGGTATACACGCCCCGCGCTTACCATCTTTCTACAGAATTCCCGCGAATTATCGGATACCGTGCCGGGGGCGTATGCGTAACGTACTTTGATAATCTCGGTGTCTTGTTCTGATCCGGCTTGGGGTTTAGAACTTGGGACGGTTGCAAAAGCCCACAAAGCATCGCGCGTCTCTTCGAGGTCGTAGTCCACTTCTACCTCGTCGATTAGCTCCCATTCATCCCCCATCTCTTCGCCTACCTCATCGAGGTAATTCATACAGCCGTCGAGGTTGGTTTCTTCGCTGTTTAAAGTCACCAAAGTACTTTGAAGCCCTGCGGCATTGAGAAGCGTTTTAACGGCATTCTCGACGACCCTACGAGCCGGAACTACTACGTTCTTATCGAAGATAACTGAAGACGCTTCTAATTCAGTCCCGCCTCCCAACTTGCCCGGTACAGATACGCCAAACATCATCGGGTTCGTAACGCGGTGGCCAATCATAATCTTACCCGTAACCTCCTCGCTCAAAAACTGGTATTGTTTATCCGCGTCCGACAATTGGAACGGCTCAAAGTCCGGCTTCCTTTCGGGATCGTCGGAGTAAGTAACGATGAACTTCCCCGCGTTGCCAGCTCCGCTCAACTGGCGCTCGATGTCCATGCGGATACGGTTTCTTTCTTCTTGGGGTGGGATGCCGTTCTTAAAGTGAATCGAGAACGAAGGGCTCATCCCGTTCTGTATGTTGTTAATGTGGTAAATCGAAATCTCTTTGTCGAGTTCGATGTAGTTAATAGAACCGATGTAGTCCGGCTTCGGGTAATAGAATGACCCCGGGCTAAACGGCTTCACGTAAAGAATCTGCGTAGGGTGGTCGAGCTTCTTATCTACGTCAAAGCAACAAATCTCTTCCGGCTCCTCGCGCTTGTCGCTCCAATCCTTAGAATAGTAATAGTACTCGACCTTCTCGTCTTCGTTTACAAAGCCGCTACGGACGTTCTCAAAAGGCAGGTGAGACACGTTTGCTATCGTAGTACGGTCGAGGCTCCAATTCACCTCGAGAGCGAAGCCGCCTTGTATCTTGAAATCCAAACAAGCCTTGCGCAGTTCGTCGTTCAAGTTCCATTGGTCAAAAGCGAGGCGGCCTTCCAAATCGTTAGCGTCGAACCCTTCGCCGTAAATCATCATAGCAATGGAAGTAACCAAAGCGTTGTGAGTGGCGGAAGAGTGGTAGAGATCCACGAGGTATTGTGGAAAGAGGTTATCGTCGCCGTAGTTGATATAACCTTGATTGCTTGGAGTTTCGCGATACGAACGCTCCTCGTATTTGCTGAGTTGTAGAATTTCCATTACTGGTAGTAAATAACGTTATCCGGGATGGATATAGAAGGAATGTCGTATCCGGTTTCTCCGGTTACCGTAAGCGTCCCGCGCTCAATTAAGCCCTCTACGCTTGCATCGGTAGGGGTGAGGTTCGTACTTGAGTTTTGCCCGTACACGTCATACGTATACTGCCCCGATTGCGTAAGAAGGACGCGCCCTGAAGTACCGAGCGGCTGGTTAGTAAAGACAGAGAGCTTCGTATATCGCGCATTATCAACCTCTACGTTTCCAACCATCGCAAAGGTATCTTGGCTCGCCATGCTCGTAAATATAACGAGATAGTGAGTAAACGTATCGAAGTCCTTCTTCGCTTCTTGAAGCGTGAGGTAAATAAATTGTTCGTCGGAGCTGTTCGGTGCGAGTGTAATCATATCAAATGAGCTTCAGGTATAATAGAATCCATTTCGAAAACCTCGGGAGTAGCTTGGAAATAAGGTGTAACACCTACCTCTGTTTTTACGTCAGCAATAAAACACCCGGCAATGTGTTTCCTGCGCAGGCCTGTATGTTGGTAAACGCGCCCCGTACTAAATTGGTCGCAGCCTTTATCGCGGTTATTCCACATCAACTTCACCTTATTGCAGATGCGCCTTGACATATAACGCCCAGCCCCGCAAGGGTAGCCTGCGAGGTATGTCCCTTTGCGGGTTTCGCGCTGGAAAAAATACAAGTGATTGAAGCCGGCAAACTCGGTTTCCTTCATACTGTTACAAATGGCCTCTGCACCTCCTGGCAACAAGAAGTCGTCGGATCCCAACTGCAAAAACCAATCCCACTCGAATCCCTTCATAAATTCATAGAGGCGCTGGTTTTTATTTCCGAGGTGGTCGTTTTTTGAGTACGTATGAATCCACCCGTATTCCTCTGCCAATGCTTTGTGTTCGTCTTCGCTGTAGGCGATATACGGCGTTAGCTCGTAACCCAAGGCTTCGAACTCTCGGATGTTCCTTTTGAGACCTTCGTAACAAGCACGAGTCAACTCGAGGCGCTTCCAAACCGGAATATGTAATGCTATTTGAATCATGCTTTAAAATAGAAAGGGGAGGACTTGCGCCCTCCCCCGTCCTTGAACCTACAAACCAAACAAAATGAAAATCAGGATCCCGCTGTAAGCGTCACGTTGGTAAAGCCACTAGCGAGGAAAGGTGCTGGGATTGCTTCTTCAGCGGTGAACTGCAATTGATAACCATTTAAGTCACCCTTCGCCGTTCCGGTTCCTACCGTACCTCCGGTAGATTCCGCGCCCGTAGTGTGCCCCATGATGAGGTAGTTATCGTTATTGTCTTGAACAATAATCGACAAGCGGCTCTTCATAAGGTCGTAGAGTTCGGCGTTGTCTCCTGCCGTTAAATTCGGAAGCGTCAACTCCAAAACTTGAGAGAAAAATACCGTACCGTTTTCTACCGATGCCGTAACGGTCTGTTGGAAAGAACCGCTGTTCTTGGTGAGTTCGAATGAGCGGAAGGTAACTGCCGCCGAAGCGTCGTCAATTTCACCGCTCGAAACCGCGTTCCAAGAAACGTCTCCGAGTTGTGCAATCCATACCTTCTTAATTCCCCCGATCTTGTCCTTACAAGGGAACGCGCGTCCATTTATTGTGATGCTACAAGCCATATTATAAGGGGGTTAAGGGGAGGGATTTAAATCCCCTCCCCGTTCAAGATTATGTGTTTCGTCGAACGACCGAGTAAGAGTCGTGGTCTACGATTTGCGTTCCACCGTCGAACATCATGATGATGCGCGTTTGATCCGCTCCGGTGAAGTTGCGCAAGTCGATGAAGCGAGCCTCTACGTGGTCGGTCAAGACGTTAGTACCGAAGTACAAGTTATCTACGCGAGAAGCGAGCAACGTATCGTTAGGGAATCCAGCGGGGCAAATAACTTCGTAACCGAGGTATGACTTAGCCAACTCCGCAGCGTGGAACTCTACGTTTACGCTTGCCAAGTACTGGAAGTACAACTGGAAGCTCTTGCGGCTCATGTAAATCTTCGTATTCGGGTCACCAACCAAAGCGTCTGGCAAGTCAGCAACCAACGAAGCGAGGTTATCGTCGATATTCGAGTTACTAAAAGCACCGGAAACCAAAGTTTCGTGAGTGGGTGAAGCGTCTACGACTTGCTTCAAGAT